ACTTGATCGCTTAATGCAATAGTTCTTAACATCATGTGTGATGCTGGAACAACAATGTTGTTTCCAAAGTTGTCTGTTGTGAATCCTGATGGATAAAACACACCCAAGTATGAGTTAGTTGAAACTAAACCGTTGTCATTATCTTCAACTGCTTTGTTTACGTTTGTCGCCCAGTTGGCTAATGAAGTTGAATCAGGAGTTAATCTCATTGGTGAGTCACCAAGTATAAACGCTGATAATCCTCTGTCAGTGTTTAATGTGATCATTTCACCAATCAACTCTGGATAACCTGGAGTTGCCATTACGTTGAATAATCTTGATTCGTCGTCTCTGATTTCTTGGTTGCTTGTTACTAATGCTTGTAAACCTTGTACAACAACTTTTCTTTGTGCTTTTCTTCCGAAAGAACCTGCACCATCTGTTTGGTTAGCAGACTCAGTTACCCATCTGTGTGGATAGTAAGCAGACATACTAGCACCACCTTGTCTTAAGTTAGTTGCTGTTGTATCAATACTGTTTCTTACAAATTTCTTAACGTTAAATCCAGAACGTCTTGTGTTGAATAACAATATACCTTTTGGATATAATGCTGGATCTGGAGCATCTGGATCTAAGAAGTCACTTGATAGTAATTCTGCAATAGTTCCTGTTGGAGCAACTGTTGCCGTACCACCTGAAGTTCCAAATCTTGCATCAGCAAATAGGACACCGTTTTCAGTAGTTTGATCTGAATTGTCTAGTACTTCCCATTTCAAACTGTTTGCGTTCCATCTGTAAATGTTTGCATATGATTCTAAATCTGCTGTGCTTATCCATAAGTCGTTTGCTACAAGAGCCGTTCCATCTGATTGTGTAGTTGGAGCAGTTGCTGAAACTTGTGGACCTGCTGGATCTGTATTTGTATAAACTCCAGTGTAACCTTTCCATGTTGTACCGTTGTGTACCATGATGTCAACTTGATCTACAACTGAACTGTACCATAGTTGTCCGTTTGTAGTTAATGAAGTTACTGCGTTTGCACTTGCAGTATAAGTTAAAATTTTCCAGTTACTTGCTCTGAATTGTTTTGGACTTGTTGCGTTTGTTGTTCCTGGCTCAAATCCTAAATTTGTTGAAGCGTTTGTTAAACCAATTGCTTCTATTAAACCATTTGTATCAACAATAACAAACTCACCACCATCGTTGTGTTCGATCACTACTCTGTTTTGTGAATCAACACTTGCTACGACGTTAGTAAATCCTGCACCGTTAATGCCACCTGCAATAACATCTGCGTCTGCTGAGTTATTGTTTGTTGTAACCGTTACAGTAATTGCACTGTTAAGTGCTTCTTGACCTACAATTGATTCTGCAATCGTAAATGATTTACTACCAGCACCTTGACCTGTTGCAACTGCTGATGATGTAATAGTTGTGTTTGCTGTGTTTTCTCTTCTGTGGATAATGAAATCTGTTTCAGTTGTTCCGTTACCGTAGTTAATGTAAAGGTTACCAACTGCAATGTTTTTTCCGCCACCTGCTCTGTCTAGATTGTATAATGCACTTTCGTTACTTGCGTAAAGTGGTGCACTTACTTCTTCCCAAAGTTTTGTTGTGCCGTTGAATTTTTTAACACTCCATTTTGCACCTAAGTTTGGATCAGTTGTTTTGAACCATAAAGAACCTGTTGGTCTTGGATTCGTGTCGCCTGATTTGAACGCTGGTACTGAAGTGTGTGGTGCAACTGATACTGCTGGAACATAATAAGTTCCTGCTGTAATACCTAAAGCAGTTGAGATCGTCATTGTACCATCTGCTATTATTACTGCACTATCATTTGAACCGTTGTAATGAATGTCTAATTTACCACCATTAACTCTTGCAGATAAACCTGAAACACCAGCACCGCTGATATCACTTGCTATATCTGTAACTGTTGTACCACTTGCTGTGATTGTTGTTGCCGCACTGTTAATAGTGATTGTGAAATTTTGACCACCTGTGATAGTACCTGGAGTACCACCTGCTATTGTTGGTCTTGATGCTACCCAAGCCGCTGTTCCTACTGCAACCCAACTTCCGTCGTATTGTTTGTAGTATACATCGTTGTTTGTGTCTGTAGCCGTAATCGCATAATCACCAATTGAACCAACTGAAGTTTTTGGTGCACTTCCTAGTCCTGCTGATAATTGTGTAGTTGATGTGATTACTGTTGGAATTTTGTTTGTGAATGATTGACCACCTGTTACAGTTGCCGCTGAACCATTCCATTCAAATATACCATATCTTGAACTTGCTGTGTCAAACCAGTATGTTCCTGATGCTGGATTTGCCGCTGGTGCATTTGCACTTGCTTCTAATTGACCTAAGTCAACATCTGCTCTTACAACGTATGCTCTGTTGGCAACACCTAAGTATGAATAAGCCGCTTGTAATCCAAACTCATTAGTTTCACCACCATGGATTGGATTGTTGCTCTGATCTGTTTTAAATACTGGATCACCAAATGTTTCTGCTAACTCTCTTTGAGAAGTCATTAAGAAAACTTTGCCGGCGTTAGCCGCTGTTGTTCCTGATGCTGTTCCTGTTCCTGTGCTTGATGTTTTATCTTGTGCTGTCGCAACAAAGATCATTGGCACCGTGCCTGGTTCGGCTGGTGTATAAAAACTTTCGTCAATTACGCTGACTTGTACTCCTGGTGAAACTATTGCCATGTGTTAAATCTCCTAGTTTTAATATAAAACTTTTGTATTGTTTGTATTTATGTAATACAGGTAAAATGCACCAAATTAAAAGGCATCGAAAAGGGGTGGTAAAGGGCAGGTAAATACGTGTATATGAGACCTTTATGTAATAAATGCAACGAAAGACCCTCGGCAGTAAACTATAAAAAGGGCAACAAGACTTACTATAGAAGCCTTTGTGAAATGTGTTTACGTTATGGTGGACCTTCTGGTTATATGCCCAAATGGTATGTGGCAGGATATAGACCTAAGCAACAATGTGATAAGTGCGGACATAAAAGTGAGTACAAAGAGCATTTCAGAGTGTTTCATATAGACACTAATCTTAATAACTGTAAATTTGATAATTTAAAAACTGTGTGTGCTAATTGTCAAACAACACTGCACCTTGAAGGAATCCGTTGGAAACAAGGTGATCTTGTACCTGACTTTTAAGCGAATTTATAGTGCTGTCATTGTCGAAAACTTTATGAAATTTTGATCTTGCCCATTGCCATTCCGATGGATGTATGTCCTTAGGTTTTTGACCTATGTCTTGATACATTCTAAACCACATAGGAATTTGACCACGTTTTACCCACCATACTTCACCGCCTATGTCATTGAGTACTTTCACTTCATTTTCAAATCTAACATCGGGTATAACCCAATTTATGTCTGGATTTTCAGTCACTTTCTTCTTTAACATACTGACCCAAATACCATCGTAAAATCCATCACGCATACATTCAGTTCCAAATACTTGAAGTACATATCTTGGAGTAACTTTTTTCTTTAATTCTTTGCTCCAATAAGGATCTTCTTGTTCTCTCCATAGTCTACTTTGTTCGGTCTTGCCGTCAAGCAACGTTCGATCCCAGTCGAATAATGTTGCCACTGTGTCTTTAAGTTTATCTGCAAAGGATATTTTTACAAAATTATGATCTTGTACTAAATGATCTGCTATTGTGTCTTTTCCAGACCCTATTAATCCACAAATTCCAACTATCATAATATTTTTAATTGCTTTGTACCTTCTCCAATGTCTCCTTTTGGATATGTATTAAATGCTAGACTGATACGTTTGTGTTCTGATCCTTGTTCTATTACTTCATGTTCTAACCAAGATGGAAACATTAATAATTCTCCAGGCAGTGGATTTATTCCATAGTAATCTGTATTGTATTGATTTTTATTTTCACCACTGTACGCCAACTGTATGTTTTGAAATGTAATGTTAGAGTATAGATGAGGTTTGCTGAAAATAATTGGAGCACATTTAGGAGTTGTGCTTACATAATATACACCACTTATTATACTGTTAGGGTGTGAATGTTTATCTATGTATTCTGACTTGTCTGTTTTGTTAATCCAACTTGTTGTAATTTGAAAATTTTGCACTATGCCTAAAACATCGCCCACAAAATAATTTATTGCATTTTGTATTTTGTATTTTAAATCTTTTAGTTGTGGTCTTTCAAGTATTTTCATACCTCTATTCATCATAGGTAAATCATCATCTGAATGATCTGTACCTGTTCTTTGGGAAGGATAATCCAACCCACGTACCCATGCCATAGACACTGGATCCATTACTCCAATGTTAGTTTTGATCAAAGGCACGGAAAATAACGGAATCATTTCATGTTGCATATCTTACGATAATACAACAAAATTACGGTAATGTCAATAGGAATTAGCCGATTAAGAAACTGTAACCTTGACCACCAGCAGTTTGAGTTTTGACTTCTGCATCCAAACGTTCCATTTCTGCAAGTGCTTCTTGTTTAAGTGCGTCACCATTTAATGTGGTTCCGCCTTGTGGTCCTGCTATTGTGTTAAATTTGCTTCTGGCTTCGCCAAGCATAAATTTGCACTTTGCCAAAGTGTAATCTTTAATCCATTTTTTTGCCAAATAGTCTTTGAATAGTTCCGTATCTGGTCTGTACATATAGACATACATCAAAACTTCTTCACCCTGTCTTGGTCTTTGTAGGATTGTTAATTTTTTAGTTGTGGTGTTCCATTTAAATTCTATGAAAGAACCAAACATTCTTCCAACCAATTCTTGGAACTGCGAGAACATATTGTAAGTTGCAACACCACCCATATTAGAACTTGCTAATAGGTAAGTGTTTGTGTAGGCAAGATTGAATGGTTCAAATAGTGTACCACCGTCTCCACCACCTGATCTAGAACCAATGCTTCTTCTGAAAATTTGTCTTACTTCAATTATCTCATCAGCAAGTGTATAATCATTCTGATCTTGCACTAATGGTAAAAATATGTAACTTTCTTCTACTGCATTGTCCGATCTCTGTCTGAATCTATCTAAGGCATCCTTTACAGCGGTCTCATAGTGGGCAGGATCCAACTCTACATCCACCATTCCGCCACCCAGCGAATTGAATACGTAGTCGAATATCTCTTGTTTTTCTGTGGTTAAATTTGCCATTTAATACGTTCCTTACATATATTTATCACTCACCACCATCCGATAAATATATGTCTATGCCTAGATTAAGTCTATATAAGCCGGAAAAAGGTCAGGATTACACGTTTTTAGATAAGACCGTAGTAGAGATGTTTACTGTGGGTGGAACAGACGTTTTTGTCCACAAATATTTAGGACCTAAAAATCCTGCTGAAGCAGATGCCACATCTGATGAACCTAGGTACGATTCAGTAAAAGAAACAAATATTCAAGATATGCTGTTTTTAGAAAACCGTGATAGAAAATATGATTCATCAATTTATAATTTAAGAGGCATTTACAACGTGCAAGATATTGACTTTGATATGAGTCAATTTGGTTTATTTTTACAGAACGACACTTTATTCATGACCATACCTATAACTTCTAGTGTGAAAGTATTGGGTAGAAAGGTGATGCCAGGTGATGTATTTGAATTACCACATCTTAAAGACGAATATGCTTTAAATGATTTTAATGTAGCATTGAAAAGGTTTTATGTTGTGGAAGATGTCAACAGAGCCGCTGAAGGATTTTCGGCAACATGGTATCCACACTTGTATAGAGTAAAATTAAAACAAATATACGACAGTCAAGAGTTCAAAGAAATACTACAAAAAGACGCTGGTGCTGGAGATGGAAAAACTTTACGTGATGTGCTTTCAACTTACGAAAAAGAAATGCAAATTAACAATGCCGTTGTTGCTCAAGCAGAAGCAAATACTAAAAAAGCAGGTTACGATACAACAAATTTATATACCTTACAAGTAGATGACAAAGGTAAGCCTGAACTAGTAACAACAGATACTTCTACTTTAGATACAACAACACACAATACCTTAACAGACAGAATTAATCAAACGCCTAGTAAATCAGGTTATGATGGTTATCTATTAGGAGACGGACTTGCACCTAACGGAGAAGTATTTGGATTTGGAATTAGTTTTCCGAGTGCTTCAGACAAAGGTGATTATTTCTTAAGAACAGATTTTTTACCTAATAGATTGTTTAGATACGATGGTGGACGTTGGATTAAAATGGAAGACAATGTGCGTATGACATTATCTAACACAGATACAAGAAGCAACTTGAAAGGTACTTTCGTTAATAACACAAAAACATCATCTATTGCTGGTGAAACTGTTACAGAAAGACAAAGTCTATCAAAAGCACTTAAACCTAAGGCGGACGGATAATGAGATTAAGAGAACTTTGGGGAATACCTATACCAGGTACAGAAAAAGCAGTTGGACTTAAAAAAGTTTCAAAAAAATTAATGGGTAAAGTAAGAACTTATTACGAACCTGTTGGTAACAAGATTAATGAAAAGAATAAAGAGAAAAAATAATGCAACATTTTTACGACGGACAGGTTAGAAGATATATTACTCAGATCATTAGATTGATGAGTAATTTTTCTTACAAAGATGGTGATGACGCATTAAGAACTATCCCTGTAATGTATGGTGATATGACACGTCAAGTTGCACACATAATCAG